CCGTCAGGCAACTCCTGAATCTCAGAGTCGTCAAGCTCAAGCTCAACCTCAACCGATCCATCCTCGTTCTCAGTCATGCCCTCGGGCATATCTTCTTCCATCTCCTCATCTTCTTGAACATTTTGAGGATCAATCGGGAATTGTGTAGCCATAGTTAAGCCTTAGCCTTTCGTTTCTTTTGGACTTTGATTAGTCCGTCATTGACCGCGCCACCCTTTTTCTTGCCGGTGTATTCCTTCATCAACTCCTCGTACATCTTCATCTCGTCGATGTGCTGGGGGTCAACCATCTGGCGCGGCGTTGCTGTCTGATAGACGCGGGTGGCATCTCGCGGGCGGTAGTTTTTCTTGATGAACTCGGCCACATCCGGGAACTCAAGCTCGGTAGGCACGGGGTATCTGGTGCGGCTGATATCTGATCCCGGAACCTTGGGAATGACATGGCTGTACGTTGGGTGAGCCGACAGCATCAGGTCGGCAGGATTAACGCTGGGATCAAGGCGCATCTGAGATAGGCCCGATGTCAGCACCTCAGTGTTGCGAAGCTCAGGCTCGGTGATGGCGTGAAGGATCACTCGACCATCAGGCAGCCCCAATTTGTTTGTGTAATTGGGCAGTTGCATCATGGCGTTGAAGTGCTTGCGAAGCTCTGGATCAAACGCAAAGTGCAGATATGCCGATTCCTTGTCCTCAATGCCAGGAAACCCTGGACGGGGGCCAGACTTCTCACTGCCCTCTCTGATCAACTTGTTGAACTGCTCAATCTGTTGCTTGCTCATCTTCTTGGGATCAATCGCCCGCAGATTTGCGTCAGCAAAGTGCATGGCAAAGTTGCTGCCCTGCGGCCCCATCGCCAAGAACTGCCCCAGCACGGGCGCCTCTTTGTTCGCCTGCGACAACTCCTGAACGCGCTTTTGGAACGTGGCGGCCACCGGGTTGTTCGATGCCCAGGCGCCCTCCCCGCCAAGTGCATACAGAGGCCCGCCATGCTGCGGAGATGGCAGATCAAGCTCATACGGGCCAGCACGGTACAGAGTCTTGTCTGCAATCGTTGTGTCGCCAGAGACACCGATCTTGAGCATCCCTAACTGCTTTTCGATGTCGGCCACTTGTTGCGGCAGCAAGGCCTTGCCTGGAGTCGGACGGATGTCATGGGTCAGCCCCCGCTCCATCTCGAATTGAACGCGAGACTTGCCAGCAGGGTTGATGGACTTCTTTGGATCGGGCCGAACGAATTCGCCGGTCATCTGCTCGGCCATGCGCTGTGCAGTGGGTCTGATCTCTTCCCTGGTTTTGGCTGGCGCTCGTGGCAACTCAAGAGGCAGAGATGGTTCGGCTTTGGCGGCTGGTTTTGCCTTCTTGCCAAGTTTAAGAATGCCGCCTACAGCCAGCTTCTTGTCCATGACATCCATCATCTGGGCGTCAAGGTTGTCAGACATGGAGACGGAGCCGCCTTCCTTCTTGCGCTCAAGGATGGTCAGGGCATCCTCTTCGCCTGGGAAAACCACGAAGTTGCTGGTGCCCTTGCCTGCATCTCGGCTACTTGCGTCAAGGTATCTGATGCCTGGGATGCCGTAGCCCCTCAGAGCCTCGCTGGTGCCGATCTGATAGTTCTCGGTGTCGAACAGTTCAGGGCGATACCCCTCATCGCGCATGATCATGCGGTGCAGGTCTTTGCCGGTGATGCTGCTGTCGATGCTGCCAGACTCCTTGCGAACTTGATCGACGTACTTCTCCCAGTCAACGTTGTTTGAGTAGTCAACCGGGTCACCTCCGGTCATATCTGCCCACTCATCGGCCTCTTGGCGTAGGCGCATATCGGCAATCTTCTCGGCCTCCCTCTGACTCATGCCGACTTCGTAGTCAGTGCCCTTGAGCGCCTTGATCACCTCGGGCTGCTCACTCAAGGGCTTGTCCCAGTCCAGCATCCGGGCAATCTTTTCGTCGGGGAGGTCTACGGTGTAAAGGTGGCCGGTTTTTTCCTGAACCTTTGGCAAAGATTCTCCGCGCTCAATTATTTTTGCGGCGGCGCTCCAAACGTCTTTGTTGTCAGGATCAACCATTGAGCTTCGCAATGTATACAGCGCACTCTCGCGGGCTTGATCCGACATTCCGGGGTATATCTTGTTGTTGTCATGCATGATGACAGCCGCAATATGCGCCGGGTTTTTTGAATCCAACTCTGCGCCGTCAATCAATGGGTTGAGTGATTCAGATAGCTTGCGCTGATAACTCCCTGCAACCCCAGGCGACTCGGCGAGATACAAGCCGTGCCCATAAGACTGCGCCCCCTCGCCCGTCCCAATCTTGCTGGAGTCGAACTTCTCAAACTTGTGCGGGGAGCCGTGGTACACGGTCAGCGGGGAGACGGTCTGGCCCGCAGACTGCACGAAGTCCTGACCGGCACGCTTGATCGCCCTGGGCACGGCCATCACAGCCCTGGCGCCCGACAGCGGCCCGGTGTATGCCCCGCCAGCCAACTGGCTCGCCCCGGTGAACATCTGCCCCACAGGCGTTTGACTTGCCCCGCGGAAGGGCAGGCGCTTCTCGATGTCCTCGCTGGTCGGCAGGATTGTCTTGGACTCCTTGCCAGTGATCAGTTCGTAGGGCAGGCGAGCGAGTGACTCGATATCCCCAGGCAGACCCAAGGTGCCCGACACCAGACCACGGGCGACAGCCACCGGGATGTTGGCCGATGCCTCGCGGTCTTGCTGCGACTCAGGACGACGACCGGCGCGGCGATAACCAACATATGCACCGCCTGCGGTTTCGAGCGGTGATCTTTTCTCAGATTTATCAGCCATGATCGTCGCCTTTCTGCCCCGAATCATAATCGCTGGGGCTTGTCAAGTCCATCGGCTTTATGTCGCAGTTAAAGCACTTTGGTTTGACTTGACACACTCCGAGTCTCTCGCACAACGTCAAGCCAGTCGTCGAGAACTTTGTGAAGAGTTTCGGCACTGATCTTGACGAGTTCTTCGCCGCGTAAGAATTCAAGCCTGTTATGGCAGATCGTGACTTTGATGTCATGCGGCATAGGGGTTGGCCCTGCGCTGTTGTCCTGAGTCAATGTAGTCGTCTTCATCGTATGCCTCCGGCGCTGGGCCATCAATGTCAATGAATCCTGCGTCCCTCAAGAAGCGCAGGGCTTGGGTCGTGGCATCCACGAAATCGTCATGGGTCGTGTCGGGGAATGAGCATAGCTGGCTCAGGAGCGGCTCGGCCCAGTCCCTCACATATCCCGGTCTCTGGCTCGATTCTGGCATCCAGACCCGGCCACGGGCAAACAGAGAGGAGACGATGTTCAGCCGCTGTAGCTTGTCAGCACCGCCTGGGTTGTACGCCCTGACCGGCAGATGCGCCCGCTGTAGGTCTTGGATCAACTGGATACCGGCGCTCTTGTCTTCCACAAGGATCAGGTCTACGCGCTTCCTGTCCTTGCCCTCTCCATAGACCACTTCGTATTCGTCCTGCACCTTGGGCCGGAGGTCGGGGTATTGCAGGCGATCCTGCCAGCAGTCGATGAGCAGGACGGACATCGGGCCATCGGTGGGCTTGAAGACTCCCCATGTCGCCGCGGCGGTCGGGTCGTTGATCGTCTTCTCTGAGGTGGCGCAGTCGTAGCTCTGGAGGATGTACTCAAACTTGGGGAACTCCTTGTTCGTCGGCCAGAGCTTGATCATCTCCCGCTTGACGATACCGGACTCCTCGGGGTCAATGATCTCGGCATAGATTTCCTGCCGCCCGAGCTTCGTGCCCTCGTACTGAAGAATCTGCTTCTGGAACGATGGCGCAAGGTTGGCAAGGTTGGCGTAGGTCGAGGCGGTGGTCAGCTTGACATCGTCGCCCTCCCTGCCGACAAGCTCTACGATCAAGTCCTTGGGCTTGGGGGTGGTGGTGCAGAGGATGCGGGTGCGCTTGCCCAGGCGAACCCCGAACATGATCTGATCCCACGCTTCCTGAAGGTAGTCCCACGCTGCAAGCTCATCGCACCACGCTCCGTGGAACTGTGGGCCGCGGAACCGCTCGGGTTCGCTGGCCGGGATGCCTTTGATCAGGCTCCCGTTGATCAGCTTGAGTTCGTGCAGCGCCTTGTTGTACTCAGCGATCAGGGACGGGGCGGCTACCAGCCAGCGGGTGTTCGGCTCCTGCCATGCCCACCATGCGATCTGCTCGGCGGCTGTCCGGGTCTTCCCGGCGCCGCGGCCTGCCAGCAGCAGCCAGATCGTCCACCAGTCCCCAGGCGGGAGAATCTGGTGATCATGAGCCGTCGCCAGCCACTTTGTCCTCCAGGCGAAGGCGTCCCTCTGTTCCTGGGGGAGCTTGGCGTATTTCTGGCGGGTTTTCGGGTCTGACAGTAGCTCAACCAGCGGATCAGCCATTGGCTTTGTCCTGCCGACGGGCCTCCAGCGTCTGAACCAATGTATCAAAAATGCTTACATCGACTTGCGCTTGTATCGGATTTCCCGGGTCGCCACCAAGCTGAACCTTGTCACCGTAACGCTTTGGATTCCATTTTGCTAAAAGTTTCAATCCAATCTCGGCTTTTACCCTTTGCCACTGAACATAACCGGGATCAATCTTGCCGCCACCTTCTGTGAGGATGCGTTCTGGCTCTTGATTGACCTCAATCCATATCTGTTCGGCTATGGCGTCCTGCCCAATCTCCCGCGCCTTGGCGATGGCTCCGGAAAGACCGACTCCCGCTTCTCCACGAGCATCATCTTGATACATCCAGTCATAGACTGTTTGCCAAGCGGGGAAGCCATCTCTTCTGCATATCTCTCTGAGGGGGATGCCATCAGCGAGCATCTTGCACATCTCTTGAGCTATTTCTGTGGTGTACTTGGATGGTCTTCCTGTCTTTTTCTTTGGCGGCGCGATTTCTGGTTGTGGGGATGCCTCAAGAATGGCTTGCGAAGCCCCTTTTTCGGCGTTTTGGCGGGGTTTCTTGCGAGGCTTGGGGGTTGGTGAGTCCATGAGTTAAACGGCTCCTTTAACGGCTAGTTTAGCCGCTTCCCCTGATTGCAGTCAAATTGTGATGACTTTTATTTGCTGTGCAGGGACAGAATGTTTGACCCCCAGATCAAAATCTCTGCGAAGAAATAGCAGCAGATGATGATCCATGCGATGACTGCTGCCATTCCCCAGTTGTTCATTTCTTCCTCGCAGAGCATTCTCGCCCTTGATTGCAATTGTGATTGCAAGGAGGGCAAACTCCAAATGCTTCACGGATCAGATCAGCAGAATGCCACGGCTCGGCTTCGTAGGCAATCTCAGCGCAACGTGCAGCGACAAGGGCGGCGAAGCGTTCAATGGCTTTGTCGGAGGCAATCCTGTAGCCCCACATCTCTGAACTGCTGTGGTCCTCGAACCCAGCCTCCCGCGCCATCTT